ACGCTTATGTTGGCCCGCTCGAGCTCCCGCTCGTCGCCCTCGCGCTCGCGGCGCCCGCGGCGCGGGCGCTGGCCCTCATCTGGATCGCCCACATCGGCTCTGATCGCGCGCTCGGCTACGGGCTCAAATACGTCACCGGCTTTGGCGACACCCATCTGGGCGCCATCGGCCGGGCCGATCGCTGACGCAGGAGGATTCGACGCAGGTCCGCTCGCTGCGAGCCGCCTTGCGGCTCGGGGCCGGCCATGCTAATCGGCGCCGACTCCACGCCAAGGCCGCGCGCCTCGGCGATGCGTCCGCCGGAGAGGTGGCAGAGTGGTCGATCGCGCCGCACTCGAAATGCGGAGTACGCGCAAGCGTACCGGGGGTTCGAATCCCTCCCTCTCCGCCACGAGCTAAGCTATTGATATAACTGCGTTTTTATGGAATGACCAACCAAACTTCAACCGACATTTCAAAAGCTTGCGGGCGGGATTCGAAAGGCCGGTACGGGAGAGACGGAAAAGGTCGATATTATCTGCGTCTCAAGGGGTTACGTCTCCCTTTCACGTTTCGGTGGTACGGGCGTCTCTGACTGCGTCGTAGGCTCGACCGATTGAGACGCCCCGAATTGAAAAACGACGAGAATACTTCGGCCCGCGGACGCCCCGACCGCTGGGTTCTTCAGAATGCCGCTTTCGGAATCAGGCGAAACCCAGGGCCTTGCGCTGCTCGGACCATTCGAGCGGCAAGCGGGTGTCGGCCATAAGTTTGTTCGCCGTGAGCCCGACGGGCTGGCCGCCCCTCAGGATAGCAACGACGATATCTGGCGCGAGATAGTTCAATCGCATCAGCCGGGCCGCGTAGGGCGCGCCCATACCCAACTCTGCGCCAACATCCGCCAAGTTTGAACCTGGATTACCCGCCAGACCTTGTGCGAGGGAATGGGCGCGGAGCAGAAGGCGGACGAGGGCAGCATCGGGAGGCGATCCTTCATCGAGGCCGTCGATGACGAACTTCATCTCCATGCCGGCCCGCTTGAGCTGCGCCGCGATGGTGAGCCGGAGGAGTTGGACTTCGCCCTCTTCCCCTGCGTCAGCGGGCGTTGAGGCAGCTTGAGCGCCGTGCCTGCCACGGTCCGCCGAGCTGCTGATCGCGCCATCGCCGGCAAGGAGCGCTTCTGTGACCTGATCCGTCCTCAGGTCAACGTCGATCTGATCGAGATGAACCTGGACGCGAGCGATAAACGGACGAACAAACTCGAATGTTTGCATCTCGCCGCTTGTGGCTATCACCCGAACGATTTCCGCCGCGGCGCGGAGCGCGCGCTTGATGTTCGGCGCGCTGCGATGCCTAGGCGGCAGTGCTTTCGGAACGGCGTCGGGGTCGGCGAAGAAGGTCCTGAGACGCTCGACAATGAGTTGCTCGAGATGGACCGCCGGCAGGCGCTGCCCTTGATCGCGCTTTGCTGCCGGCTTGGCATCCGCAACAAGCCGGCGCGAAACATAGTAGCGATAACGTATGCCCTTCTTTACGGCGTGGGTCGGCGTCATCGGTTCGCCGGCGGCATCGAACAGAACGCCTGACAGTAGATAGGCTTGCCTAGCCTCTTCGCGCGTGATCCGCCGATCCACGCCGTTGGTATCTAGCCTACGCTGAACCCATTGCCATAGATCCTCGTCGACAATCGGCAGGTGCTCGCCGGGATAGGCGGCCTCTTTGTGGACGATCTCACCGCGGTAGACCCGGTTTTGCAGCATCTGGTACAGCGCGCCGCGCGAGAAGGATTGACCGCCATAAGCATCGCCGTTCGCGGCTGTGCGGTGCTTGCTGACGACTCCCTCCGCATCGAGCGACGCCTTCAACTCACGAACCGAACCGAGGTCGAGATATCGGCGATAGATCATCCTGACCGTTTCGGCTTCCGCCTCGTTGACGACGAGCTTCCTATCCATGACGTCGTAGCCAAGCGATGGCTGGCCGCCCATCCACAGGCCCTTCTTCTTCGAGGCGGCGATCTTGTCGCGAATGCGCTCGCCCGTGACCTCGCGCTCGAACTGGGCAAACGATAGCAGCACATTGAGCGTCAGCCGCCCCATAGAGCTGGTGGTGTTGAAGGCCTGGGTGACAGAAACGAACGAGACCGCGCTCGCGTCGAAAACATCGACAATCTTGGCGAAGTCGGCGAGCGAGCGGGTGAGACGGTCGACCTTGTAGACGACAACTACATCCACTTTTTTGGCGGCTATGTCGGCGAGCAGACGCTTGAGCGCCGGCCGCTCCATGTTTCCCCCGGAGAACCCGGGGTCATCGTACAGCTGAGGCAGCGCCTGCCAGCCCTCGTGCTTTTGGCTTCGGACATAGGCCTCGCAGGCCTCGCGCTGGGCATCGAGGGAATTGAACTCCTGTTCGAGTCCCTCCTCCGAGGATTTGCGGGTGTAGATCGCGCAGCGAACTCGGCCTCCGCGTGGGCCCTGTGAGGGCTCCTTGGGCGAGGGCTGTCTTAGGTCCGGCCGATCTCGCTTCCTAGCCACGACTGCCCTCCCCCTGCGCTCGCGGCCCGTTGCGACGAGCCCGCAGGTCATCATCCGAGCCCTCGGCCCGTCCTCGACCGCCCGTCGAATCCTCGGCCGACCGCTCGCCGCCGTCGGCGCTCGTCTCTTGTGTGTCGATCAGCGCTGCCCGTCCTTCGTCGGCTCCGGCCGCGCCCTTCTGCTTTGTCAGTCCAAAGAACCTTGGACCAGACCAGTGCGCTCCCGTTAGTTCTCGCGCGATCTGCGTCAGGGAGCGGTAGCGCCTTCCTTCGAACTCGAAGTCGTCATCGAGAACGACCACCGTGTGAGTTCGCCCGTGCCATTCCCGGATGAGACGAGCGCCAGGTTTCAGGCGCGGCGCCTCCGACGGCTTTGGAGCCGGTGCGCCGGTATCGGTGGGACTGACGCAGATCGCAGAACCGGCGAGGTTTTGGCGAGCCCACTTCGGCAATCCGCCGAATTCGAGTTCCTGCAGACGATAGGCGATGGCGCGCAACAAGAGATCGCGACTGATCCGCGGCGGCTCCGAGCGACAGAGCCGCCGCCATTCCTCTCGCAACCCAGCCCCATCGAGGTCTAGCAGACGGCCCAAACGCGCGCGCAACGTGGGATCAGCAGATTTCGAAGCTTCCGAGGGCGCCGGTGACGGCGCAGGGCTTGCGCCCGACGCCGCTTGCAAAGGGATCATTTCACTGCCTCGTGACCGCGCGCCGCAACCCTGTAAACGGACGCGCCGCCTCGCTCGCCACGAGTTAAGCGGAGTTCGTAACCTCGGTGTCTCAAGCCCGTCAGGGCTGCTCGCGTCGAATGTTCAAGCCAACCGGTCGCCGCGGTCAGGTCAGAGATCGTCGCGCCGGCTTCTGACGTCAGCATGACGAGAACCTGATCGAGCTTGGAGCCAGTACGCGGCGCGCGAGAGGCTGTTGCAGCAGCCTCCTTTGGTATTCTTCCATCGGAAGCCTCAGCCTTCGGCGCTGACGCAGCTCTCGATTGTCGCGAACGCGCTCCTGAAGCCGATTTCTCGGAAACACCGGCGATCGCGGCCTTCGCGACATCAGTGGTGTCCTGGTTTGACGCCGCGATCGCCTTTAGGCCCTTCGCGGTCAACTTCAGCGCAAACGCCCTTCCGCTCGCCATGTCCTTTCGCCAGACCGGGGCGCCATCTAGCGCTTTGGTCTCCTTGACCCATCCACCGTCGATCAGCTTGCCAGCGATGCTTTTCGCGGCGGCGCCCTTCGTCTTCACCGGTAGTTGCAGTAGGCGGTCTTCCCGAGCCGCCGCGGCTTGTAGCATCAGTCGTTGCGCTTCAGTCATTGCGTTGAACATGTTGGAACCTTTCGCATCAGTGAGAGGCCAAGCCTTCTCGGCGCCTCACTGACGCGAGCCCCGGATCGGCGTGACCGTCGGGGCTTAGGGCTCGCGCGATTAGAACTCGCCGCTTGCCGCAAAGACACACACGCTCTCTTTGCTTGCGAAATCCAGTCCTTTCTTATAAAAATCGTGCAATTCCAGCGGGTTACGGAATGGCATACCAATATACTCCAAATACTCCGGCGCGCTCGCTGTTTGGCCGGCATGGAAATCATCTCACGTCACATCGTGATGCGATCATCAGTTGGATTCCCCTCAGCTCCACCAGGTAGTCCGCGCTAGTGGCCCTGGTTTCCCCGACGGAACAGTAGCCCGACATTCCCGAGGGTTAGGACGCGAAGGCGGCGTCTGCGGAGACGAGGCTGCGACGTTTAGTGCCTTTCGGGGCCTCATTCGCCCGCCAGTCTCTGCCGCGAAAATTCCGTTTCCCGGCGCGTTGGTTCGCGTGCGAAGTGAGGCAGGTTTTGGTCGCGCGGACGAGCGAAAACGCCCGCTGGCCTTCGAAGCTGATTTCGGATTTGCCGCGGGGCGCCGGCGTCGGATGTTGTCAGTCGCGAGCAGGGACCTGCAGGCCGAGAGCAGCCCACTGGTCAGCCCATACCGGCGGAAGATCCATCAGTCTCTTCAGCCCGAAGCCGCGCGGAAGCCTTCCCTCGATCGCCGCTTCGACGAGGGCTGGGTCTAGGAAGGCGAGAGACAGGGTTTGACGGATCGACCGTTCCGATCGGTCCTCGCCAGTTGCCAGCTCTGCGATGGTGAGCGCAGGTTCGGCGACGAGACGATCGAGCGACGCGCGCGCCTTCCCGTAGGCGGTCGCGAACGCACGACGAGCTTCCAGCCGCATCGGCCGAAGTTTCGCCTGCGTCGCCCCTTCGCCCTGGATGATCTCTCGCTGTTTTCGGGTCGGCGTCGGCGACCAGGGGACCGAGATGGATTCCGTCGATCCATCAGTCGCCCTCGGATCGTTCCAGCGAATGTCGAGGCGGGTCTGACCGACCGTGATCTTGTCTAGCGCCTCGCGAACGGCATCCGCCGGCAGGTCGTGGCCGCCCATCGCACTCCTGATGGCTTCCAAGACACTCGGTTCGATCTGCGCAGCAGATACGCGAGCCACCGAGCCAGCGTCCTGTTTGCGCCCCTGCTGGATCGCCTGCGAGATGTAGTAGCGCCAGCGCTTGGCCCCTTTGGCGGCTTCGCTTGGACTCATGCGGTTGCCGCGATCGTCATAGAGCTTGCCGACCAGCAAGGCGTCGGACGAACGAGAAGGGCGTCCTTTCCGCTGAGCATGGGCGGCGAGAAGGGCTTGCGTCTGATCCCAGGCATCCCGATCGACGATCGCGGGGTGCTGCCCCTCGTAGACCTGGTCCCTGTGGGCGACCTGGCCGATATAGATCGGGTTAGACAGGATCTTGTAAAGATGTCCACGGCTGATCAGACCGCCGCCGGTTTTCTTGCCCGTCCCGTCGATGCGGATAGGCAAGCGAACATCTTCCTCGTCCAGCGCCGCCTTGAGCCGGACGACCGAGCCAAGGGTCAGGTAGCGGCCGAAGATGTCCCGAACCAACTCGGCGTGATCTTCCACGATATGCAGCGCCCGGTTCTCGACCCGAAAGCCGAGCGGGACGACCCCGCCCATCCAGATGCCCTTCTTCTTCGACGCCGAGATCTTGTCGCGGATGCGCTCGCCCGTGACCTCGCGCTCGAATTGGGCGAAGGACAGCAGAACGTTCAGCGTCAAGCGCCCCGTGCTTGTCGTCGTGTTGAAGGCCTGCGTCACCGATACGAATGAGACGTCGTGCTCGTCAAATAGTTCGACCAGCTTGGCGAAGTCGGCGAGCGAGCGGGTGAGGCGATCGACCTTGTAGACGACGATGACGTCGATCCGACCCTGCCGGACGTCTTCAAGCAGCTTCTGCAACGCGGGCCGCTCCGTCGAACCGCCGGAGAACCCGCCGTCATCATAGCGGTCGCGGATCAGCTTCCAGCCCTCATGAGCCCTTCCGGCTCGAGTATCGGCGCGCCGAACAGGCCGCCGACGAGCCGGACCATATGTTTCAGACCCTCACCGCGGACATTGAAGCGAATCCCAAAATCCGCGAGCCGCAGCAGGGTGCCCACCGAGCGGTGCGTACTCACTTCGAAGCCTCGAACGAGCCGGTGATCCTGCAGATTCCGGTCGGATGCGGAAAGACCGGCGTCATTGCCACATTGCCCTTCGGCGTCACCAAAGGGCGCGCTCGTCATCACACCGAACTTGACGATCCGGTCGGGCGTCGCTGAGTCGCTCGACATCAGCAACCCAAAGAATTTCTGGAGGCGGACTGGCGCGCTCCACGACTTTTCAGCAGGGCCGTTTCGCGCCGTTCTGGACGGCGTCGATGCCAATCTGCACGACTGCAACGCCAGCCAGTTCGTGGTGACGAACATCCATCAGTTGGCCAGCTCGGCCGATCGCTGGCTCCCGCAGTTTCCGCCGAACTACTTCGACATGATCATGATCGACGAAGGCCACCACAACGTGGCCCCGAGTTGGGCGAAGGTCTTCGATCGCTTTCCGAACGCCAAGGTCGTCAGCCTGACGGCGACGCCATTCCGCGGAGACGGAACGCGGCCGGTGGGCAAGGTGATCTACCGCTACCCGTTCACCCGGGCGATGGTGAAGGGTTACATCAAGCAGATCCATTCTCGGAACGTCGCGCCGTCAGAGCTGTCCTTCACCTACCGTGACGATAGGAAACGGCACACCCTGGAAGAGGTGTTGGCCTTGCGCGAACATGCCTGGTTCCGGCGGGGCGTCGCGTTGGCGCCGGAGTGCAATCGTCACATCGTCGACGCCAGCATCAAATATCTCCAGGAGCTGCGAGAGCGCAGCGGTTTCCCTCATCAGATCATCGCCGTTGCCTGTTCCGTCGACCATGCCCGTCAGGTGCGCGGGCAGTACGAAGAGCGAGGCCTGAAGGCGGCCGAAATCTATGGCGAGATGGATCGGGACAAGCAGGACGCGGTGCTCGCCGATTTACGTAGCAGCAAGCTCGATTGCATTGTGCAGGTGCAGATGCTTGGCGAGGGCTTCGATCATCCGCCGCTGAGCGTCGCGGCCATCTTCCGGCCGTTCGCGAGCTTATCGCCGTACATCCAGTTCGTTGGCCGCGTTATGCGCGTCATCCATGAGGCGAAGCCCGACCACCCCGACAACCATGCCTTCGTGGTGTCGCACGTCGGGTTGAACACCGATGCACATTG